GGAACGCGGTTCATTACACACGAGGCCTCGCCGCCTTCGATTAAGCCGCCGATATATTCGCGGGTGCGGCCGGGTGAGAGGTAGTGAGTCACCTCAACGTCGTCCACTTGTAGATTGGGCGGCGTTACGTCTTTAACCTCGACCAGAGAAAAGTAAACGCCGGGCGAGGTTGGTTTTTCAACTTGAACTTGCGTAGTCCAACCAATGATTGCGGTTGTCGGCGTGGTAGGCGATACCATTAGAAAACCTCCTATGTACTGGCCGCTTGCCGGGCCGCCTTGCGGGCCAGGCGCGCCGCGGCCTTTTGAATCTCATTCCATAGCTCGGATTTGATTAGCTCGAGTGCTTGCAAGGCGTTGGCGTCCCAGGCCGGCCGCATGTACGGTTGCGGGCCGTGGTGCACGGTGCCAAATTCTTGCATGTACGCTTGCGGCATTCGGCCTGGGCCGATCACCATAACCGCCGAGGTTATGGCGGGATCATCGCCGGCGGCCGCGGCGTTGGCCGCCCTGGCGGCGCTTTGCGCCTCGGCGCGCGTGGCGCCTTCCGACATGGCCTGTGCGAATGCCTGCTTGCCGGCGCTGCCGCCGGTGAACTTGATCTTTGAAACCGTGATGCTGTTTTTCAATTCGCCCGGCCGCGGCGGGCCTACCGGCGCCAGGTCAATCGCCATATCCAAGATAGGTTGCCCGGCCTTGACCAACGCCCGCCGCATAACGTTTTTGCCGGTCGCCTTGGGCAATTCCTGCAGCGCCGTCTCGAGCTCGGCCAGGCCCTCGACTCGCAAGCTAGTGACAAGTTGAAGCGCCATTAGTTTCGCTCGTTATGCCAGAGGAAAAAATCGCGCCCCATCGTGTAGAGTTTGGTCGTGTCGTCAAAAGCTTCGCTCGATAGGTTGGAATGAAATATTCCCTGTACCGTACAAACCTCGGCCGGTGAGCCGCCGAAAGTAACGTCGCCGGCAAAACCAGAAATATGTTCGTGCACTAGGTTGGCCAGGTGCGCGGCGCTGTCGGTTGACCGCGATAGCGAGTCGATCTGGAACCGCGTCTGCATTAGCCAAGACGGGCCGCGGTAGTGGTAGATTTCGCTTTCGCTTATGCGGTGAAAAACGATCGAATCCCTTATTTCACCTTGCGGCAATAGTACCGTAAAAACCCGACTGCCGACTATGGCGACAATATCGGGGTTAGCCAGGATCAGCGCCCGCAAACCTGGCCTAGCGTCAACCAGCATCTATTCCGCCCTCCGCTTGAAGGCAAAGGCGCCTATATCCTCGCGCCCCGCTATTATTTCCATTTCGCTTTCGCTTACCAGGTCAAAGCCGAGGCAGTGCAAGGCGCCAATCAGGCCGCCGCGGGTAAAATACCAACAATGTTCGTCCGGCCGGTAATGTTTGGAGCGTAAAGCGTGCTCGGCGTCGGTAAAAATAGGCAATGCCAGGAACAACCACTTTTGCACCTTGGCCAATAGCGGGCGAAAGTCGCGGATATGTTCGAGCACGTCCCATAAAGACAAGGCCGGAACCGGGCCATGATAGGGGTTAAGCCATAGGCCGCGCCGCTTTAGCCAGGCCACGCCGGCCGGGTTAATATCAAAGCCGAACGTCGAATGCGGAACCGAGGCGTTGCGCCGCTCGATAAAGGCGCCGCAACCGATGCCGACGTCTATGAGCATTTCGCGGTGCATATGCTCATAAACAAAGGCTACGCGCTGGCGCATAAGCGTTTGGCCGATCGGCGAGGCCGCCTGGCGGGCGAACCGATCAAAGTAATCCTGGTCATAAGGCGCGCCCTCAATAGGCAGGTAGCCAATTCCTAATTGGCTAAACCATTGCAGGCTTGGTTGCGAACCTGGCCGCCATACCAGGTCAAAAATTGCGGCATTAAATCGGGAATGGTTTTCTCGCATTGGTGGCGCATATCGGTGCATGGGCAGAAAACCTCCGGTTTGGCGAAGCCGATGCGGCTTAGGTCTAGGCGCGGATCGGTGATTCTAGCCGGCGCGTTGTGGCCGCCCTGGCCGCCGAGCACGATAAAACAGGGACGCTTTAAGGCGATCGCCGCCGGGACAATCCAACCGACGCCGCCCAGGATCAGCGCCGCGCTGGCCGCCAGCGATAACATATCCATCACCGGCAATTCTCCCAGGCAAAAAACGCTATCGGCCTTGGGCGGGTCGCCGACAAACCACTCGGCGCGGTCGGCGACGTCGGCCACCGTGACGATATGGTGCGAAGGCCGCAGGTAATCGCATATTGCGGCGATATATTCCGGCCGCGGGTTGCGCGCCTCGTTTAGCCATTCGGTTCGCGCGGTAACCGGGCGCACGAATACGATCGGCTTTTGCGATACGATCGGCGGTGGCGGCAATGGCGGCAAGTCGAAATAGTCGGGATTCAACTTGGTGTTAAAACATTCCTCGAATGCGTTGATAATCGAGCCGCCAGAAAGATTATAGGCAACGCGGCGTTGGCCGCCTTGCGGACCTGGCGCCCAAACGTCGGCCGGCGTGCGCACCATGTTCTTGGCCTGCGTGCGAAGAATGCTTTGCTTTTTTACCAACTTGATCGGCAGGTCAGAATACAATTGCGGCCACGGCGTTTCTAAATAAACCTCGTAGAGTCCCATGACCGCGCGGATAAAAGGCCGTTGAAAAATGTTATCGCCGAGGCCGTGCATACCAATGTAATGCCGTTGGTTCATAGGCAGGCCTCGAGCGTGGCCGATGGAAAACAGGTGAGCGCACTATTCGGCGTTGCGTTGACGATGCGAATCGACGGCGGCAAAAGCCTCGCGGCGATGGTAAAGTTTTCCAGAAAAGTCGGGTACATGTTGGGATTGTTAAGCGGCCGCGGATGATTGCCGAAAAAGTGTTGTTTGCCCTCTACGGCGCGCATATCAAAGCCGACTAGGACAACCTCGGCCACGCCGAACAATAGCGCCAGGTTAATCGCCTGGAAGCCGGAATTGGCGCCGTAGTGGATGCGCTCGGGGTTAAACGAAAAGCCTTCCGCCTCGGCGTGGACTCCATCGACCAGGTGTAAATCGTACGCCTGCGCGGTGTTTAACTTGTCGTTTAGCCGGCCCTGGTTGAAGTCGTGCGAGCTCCATTTCTCGCCGGCAAAGCCTTTGCAACCTTTATGGTGCGCCCACCATGCCGAGTCGCAGGCGTATAAAATGTCGGCCTTGGGCAAAAGCTTATAGGCGTCATTGACCGCGATTAGCCGATGCGTGGCCGCGGCCTGGCACCGCTCGGCCACCGCCGGCGTCAGTGACGGGCCGGTTGCGGCCACGATACACTTTGCACCTAGCCAGCGTTTTTCGATCATGGCACGTCGGCGCGGCGCGCGGCGATAATGGCCAGGCCCTCGCGCCGGCCTATCTCATTAACCGCCAGAATATCATAAAGCCGGTTGACCGCGGTAAGCGCCGGCGGCGATCCGGCCTCGAGCGCCGGGTATATGACGCGATCGAGTGGAGATAGGTTGGCGACGTCGGCGCTATAGCGAATGCGAAACTCAACTTGCTGCAGCGCCGCCACTTGCGGCGCATTGAACCGCTCGGTTCCTGCAACCGGCGCGTATGAGGCCGCGCGCCGTGTGATGATGGTTTGCCAACCGGCAATAACCGCGCCCGAGTCCGACGTGGAATTGGTGGCGCGTTGAATATCAATAAGCCGGTCCAGTTTTCCCGCGCGCATGTTTAGCCACTCCCTTGTCGCCGCGTCGGCGTCGGCGCCGCCGGCCTGGCCGGGTGTTGGTCGTCCGGCCGCGTCGGATTATCGGCCACCGGCCGCCGCGCCCAATAGCTCGTAGTACTCCAAGCCGAATGCGCCTGGCGCCGATCGGTGCTCAATGCCACCGTAAAGTTGCCGGCCTGGCCAAAAGCCGAAACCCCGACTAGCGGTACGTAGCGGGCGCTCGGGCTCGAGACAATAAACAGGCCACGTTGCCCGGTCGCCGGCGCCGCCGTGAGCGTCTTGGCAACATTGGGAACGAGGCTCGCGGCCTGGCCGGTGGCCGTGGTGGCGGTGACCGTCTTGGCCGGATTGGGAACGAAACTCGCGCGCTGTCCGGTGGCAGTGACCGAAACAAGATTGACGTTGGCATTCGCGCCCACCGATACGCTGAAATTACCGCGTTGCGACGTCGCCGGCGCCGCGGTGAGGTTGACGTTGGCGTCAACGCGAATCGCGAACGTGTTGGTCTGGCCGGTGGCGATGGTGGCGGTAAGCGTCTTAGCCGGATTGGGAACCAGGCTCGCGGCCTGCCCGGTGGCTGGCGCCGCGGTAAGCGTCTTAGCTGGATTGGGAACCAGGCTCGCGGCCTGGCCGGTGGCGCTGGCCGAAACTAGATTGACGTTTGCATTGCCCGCCGCCGATACGCTGAAACTGGCGAATTGCCCCGTCGCCGGCGCCGCAATGAGATTAACGTTGGCGTCACCGCGCACCGTGAACGTGTTGGTCTGGCCGGTAGCCGGCGTTGCCGTAAGCGTCTTGGCTGGATTGGGAACGAAACTCGCGCGCTGGCCGGTGGCCGGCGCCGCGACTAGCGAAACGCTGGCCGGAATGGAAACCGTAAACGCGCCTATTTGCGCGGTCGCCGGCGCCGCTACCAAATTGAAATTGATATTTCCCGCCGCCGATACGCTGAAATTACTGAATTGGCCGGTCGCCGGCGCCGCAATGAGATTAACGCTGGCGTCGCCGCGAATCGCGAAGGCGTTGGTTTGACCCGTCGCCGTAGTGGCAACGGGCGTCTTTGCAACGTTGGGAACGAAACTAGCGGCCTGGCCGGTGGCCGGCGCCGCGGTAAGCGTCTTATCGACTCTTGGCGTGAGGCTCGCGGCCTGGCCGGTGGCAGGCGCTGCAGTCAGCGTGACGCTGGCCGAACCGCTTACGGTAAACGAAGCGAACTGGCCCGTTGCCGAGGCCGCGGTAAGCGGTTTATCGACCGCCGGCGTAAAGGTTGCGCTTTGCCCGGTGGCGCTGACCGCGCTGAGGTTAACGTTGGTCGCCGAGGTGGCCGACACCGTGAACGAATTGAATTGTCCGGTGGCTGGCGCGGCAGTGAGCGCCTTATCAACCGCCGGTGTAAAGGTTGCGGCCTGCCCGGTTGCGGGCGCGGCGGTTAACGTCTTATCAACCGCGGGCGTAAAGGTTGCCCGCTGCCCGGTCGCCGGCGCCGCGACTAGCGAAATGCTGGCCGGAATGGAAACCGTAAACGCAGCAATCTGGCCGGTTGCCGAGGCCGCGGTCAGTGGTTTGTCAACCGCCGGCGTAAAGGTTGCGCGCTGTCCGGTGGCGCTGACTGCAGTCAAGTTGACGTTAGTCGCCGAGGCGATCGAAACCGTGAATGAACTAAATTGCCCGGTGGCGCTTTGCGCCGTAAGCGGTTTGTCAACCGCCGGCGTAAAGGTTGCGGCCTGGCCGGTGGCGCTGACCGCGGTGAGATTAACGTTGGTCGCCGAGACAACCGAAACCGTGAATGAATTAAATTGCCCGGTGGCCGGCGCGGCGGTGAGCGTTTTCTGTACGTTAGGAACAAAAACACTTGTCTGCCCGGTGGCCGGCGCGGCGGTGAGCGAAATGTTTGAGCTTATCTGTAGCGAAAAAGTATTTGTCTGCCCGTTTGCCGAAACACTTGTCGGCGTAATGTCCGTCCCCGCAGTGATCTTGAATGATACGGTGCCGAGAACGATGGCGCCCAACGCCGTGCCGCCAACTTGCTTGGCGCATGTTGGCGTAATGCTGGCGGTCGAACTTACCGTGCGATGGCCGATGGAGGATTGCGGCCAGAACGTAGAGCCCTGATTGACGCCATAGACCGTTATTGCCTTGACGCTTGGCGATCCGTATTCCGGCAGGTCAGTAGTGCCAATCCCCGCCCAAGTAATCACTAATTCGTTTGCTTGCGCCAGCGTCCCGGTAGCGGGCGCGTTTACGCTTGCGGTGGTGACGGCCGGGTTAACATCTATTGCCGAGAACGGGCCTTTATAGGCCGCCGCGCAAATCGCCCGCGTACCTTGCGATGATAGATGGCCAATGGCTGTCAGAGTGCCGGCCGTGGTAACGATAGAGTAGTACGCCTCTCCGTTGTCGGTCCCGCTGGCACCGCTGCCGCATGCCGTGTAGGTGTTGCCTAGGTTGTCGGTTACTGATCCCGAAATTCCGCCTTGGGCAGCACAGACGACAAAGACAAGATCGTTAACGGCAACGGTGGCAAAACCGTTAGCAGTCTTTGTTGTCCCGCCGCCGCCGGTTAGCGCGGTGGGAAGCGAAAAGACGCCAATACAATCGCCGGCGACATTGCTCGCATTCAGTTTGCGGAAACTGGCGGTCTTGGTTGCGCCCGACGTACTGGCGCTGCTACCGATCGACGGCGTTTCGCCGGCTGTCGAGGAAACCAGATGAAAGATATTCGCGCCCGATGCGGTATTCGCGCCGGTTCCGCTCGATGCTCCTATGCCGAGCGTATAAGGCGACGTTGCGGTATAGCTCGCCGCCGCGCCGCCGTTGCCTTGCCCCATAAGGCCGAAAATAACTTCATCGGCTTGCGATAGCGTTCCGCTCGCTGGACAGCCATATGGCGTCGTTGAGTCAGCTATAGAAAATATGTCTCGGTCGTTGGTGAAAGGATCGAATGGCCCTTCGATCACCGTGACAGCGAAACCAACGTCGCCTGCCGAACTTGGATGCGCCGCCGTTACTGTCGTTAGCGTGCCTGCCGAAGTCGCATAGGCAAAGAACGAATACGGTCGGGCACCGCCTATTGTATTGTTGAAGTGCAGACGATGGTA